CAGCCCTCATTCCAAGAGGATTCCACAACAATTGAAAATGACCATATTGAGTAAAACCATCTGCATCTTCTGAAACTAATTCTACCTCATAATCTTCTTCATTTCCGGTGGATAGCCATGCTGGTGACGTACTATTTCCGTTTTGTTTTACAGTCTTGGCTTCAGAAAAAAATGTTATTTCTCTGTTTGTGTTTAATTCTAATTCATTTCGAATAAAAGTAACATTTGCCAAATTAGCTTCTGTGGGGTCATCACAAGCAATTTCTATAGCTAAGGCCAAATCAGCTTGCAAATCAACATCAGGAATTTCTTCAACCAATCTTCCAAAATTACCACCTGAAAAATTTCTTTCAATATAGTATATGGTTACTGTATCAATACGATAAGGATTGGCTAATAAACACCCGTTTGCATCTGGAGTTTCAAACTCAAGCAGAACATCATCAGCAATTGTCGGATTTTCATCTATTTTTTTACTCACTCCACTCCTTATGAGTATATGAACGACACGTCTGTTTCATCTGGACGTATAATTTCAAAGAATCTAGTAGTTATTGTTGTTCCATCCTCTCCAGATAATTTTACAAAATTAATATCTATAGTCATTATTTCTTTTATATCTGATAGGCTTCTTATTAAATCAGTATCTCGTAATGTTTTTCCATACTCCCAATTATTTAATTCGAAAAATTCATTAACTTTATTTTCTATTTGTGTTCTAAATTCTGCTTCATTCTTCTTGTAGAATTTATTCATGGTTACATCAACTTGTATATCTATTTCAACAATAGTTCCATCTTTAATACAGACAAAATCAGTGAACATCTTTTTATCAACAAGTTCTTCATTTAGGTCTACTTTTAATTCATTCCCTGCTTCTTGCAAACCGTTTGTTCCATCTTTTGCTAAAATATACAAATCTATTATGTTTCCCGAACACCCATGATTTCTTAGTGCCGCTGTAGATTTTCCGATTTGCCCATGATATGTGGTTACAAATTGGTCTGCTAATATCTTATAATCCTCTCCAGATACGGCTCTATCTTGCGTTCGCAACCACAACGGAAGTTTAAGTCTTATATCTTCAATAGTATCTCCGTTATATCCAAATTCTCCTCTTGTATAATTTCTCAAATCAATGGGAACAGCATATCCTAACCCCGGAACAGTTACTTGTGTTTGCGTTTGGACAAATCCAGTTACGATATTACCAACTGTTCCACCGCCTATTCTATATGTTGCTCGTATTTGAGAGCTTGCTGAAGGAATAACACCAGCCCTATTGTTACCAAAAATCAAGAAGCAATTCCAATTAGAATCGAATTCTATTCTATATTCACGTCTTGGATTAGAATCTGTAAAATAAGTCACTTGTTCCCATAACACTCCATCAACGGTTACACGAACAGAATCATAAATAACAGGAAATCCCTCTAATTGGTAAGTTTGGCCTACTGAGCCATCTCCATCTAATTCATCTACCCTTGTTCTTCCTTCTAATCCTATAATACTAGTATTAGTGACACTTCCAGCAGGAATTACGATTGGAGAATCAAACAATGGGTTTCTGAAAATATCTGCTTGGAATAATTCTATTGTTATTGCTGCATCATCCGATACAACATCTACGGCAATTGGAGTATTAATCGAAATATCCGTCAATAATGGATTATTCATAGTGGCAACCCACATTGACCTTGCTGAAATAGGTGGTTGTGGTTGAAAGCCTACTAATTTAGATAATCTAAATGCGTTATCTATTTCTGTTACTGTGTCTATGAAGATTTCGTTTACAATTTGGTCTATTTTAAACGAAAGAGTATCGGCCAAGAATGCCCAGTTTTCTATTTGCATTATTGCAACAGATGATTCAACTAAATCATTGAATGTATTTGGCAAAACTGTTCCATCAGGTCCAAATCGTTCATTAATAAACTGAATCAATCTAGTTTTCATAGACCAGAAATCTTGATTGGTGTAATTAAGACTTAATACGTTAGGCTTCTTAACTATTCCAGATTCTTCGTATGGCGTCGGTATTGTATTTAAAGTAGGCATATTTTATTTATCCTATAAACCAGCATCTAATGGTACATTCAATTTTAATTCCTGAACTTCTTTAATATTTTCAGGGTCAAAGAACATAATTTTTATACTTAATATATGTTCTTTTTGTGTTTGGGTGTCTTGTGGGCTTAAATCATTTTCATCAATATCTGAGGAAACATCTATGGCACTAACTACGATTCTTGGTTCCCATAGTTTTATTGAATTAATTATCATTTCTCTTGCTTGAGTTTCAATAGTTCCATCATTTTGTTCAAACATCAAGGTTCTCAGTGGAGTTCCAAATTCTGGCAACATAACTCTTTCACCGGGATTGGTGAGTAATAAAACCAATAAATCTGACCTCATTTGTGATACTCCCCTTTGGGAATATAAGAGTCCTCTTGGGTCTTTTTGTATAGGATATGGTAATCCAAATATTTCCATTATGCATCTCCACTATCACACTGATGAAACGGCATCAAACTATATATGGACGTACAAGCTGCATCTTGAGAAGCAGAAACAAAAACTCTGTCGCTAGTCACAACTCCCCATGGAGCTTGACATAATACAGGGAATACGCCCGGACCCAACTCACCATCATTGTCATAATCCTCTCCAGCTAACAAGAACATAACTCGTTTGGACCACAACATGTGCATATCTGCTACGTTATAATAAAACTGAGCAGAATTATGTACTGTATTATTACTTACATTTACAAACATATCTGACGGATTATTTTCTTCATCACCAACAATTGTTGTATGACCATCATGTGTAGAACAAAAATAATCTCCACCTACTCTAAGAAATACTTGACCCGGACCCTCTGCTGCTTCTTGAAATCTCATTTGATGCGGTCCACGTTCGGCATTATCTTTTTGAGGAGAAAAAATTTGTATATATTGGTCGGCTGTCTCTTCTTGGGTATTTGTATCACTCATCATGATTTCTAACCCATATCCACTTCTTATTCTTACAAAAGCTTTTTTAGCTTTGGCTTCTGGTTGTCCTCCTTCTTTTCTCGCTGGAGAACTTTGAACATTTTCTTCATCCAGCATCTCAATAGTATGATTACTAGTAGACTGAATGGTTATTCCTCTTTTAGCCCCTGCCGTTTCTCCATCTGTACTATGGTCATTTAATTCTATTTTATTTCCAGAAGCACTGAGTATTTTTATGTAATTATCTTCTCCTCTTACATTCGTGGCTTCTTCTTTATCACTCATCTCAATACGATGACCAGTAGCACTTATCCAAAAAGCTTTCCCGGTAAACTTATCTGTACAACCAAAGTCAAAATCGCTTATACTTGTTTCCCATTCTGGAACACCTGTGGGTTCTTCTACAGAATCATCCATACCAAAAGTGTGACCCGACCTAGTAAGGAACTGTATCCCTGATTGGGGCAAATCGGCTTTGTTTGCTTGTGGTGTGCCAACTCCAGTCCAAGGTTTAAGTTCATTTTCGTTTTTGAAATAAGGACTTCCGCTTTCAGCGTCGGACCCTGTTACGCATTCGGTTTCGAGTTCGTCTGGTGGGCACCCATCATCTGTTGTATCTGATGGATTAAATGAATGTAAAAAATCATCTTTCATTACGAGCCAGTTGCCCCCACTAGACATCAATTCCATTCTTTTGTTTTTATGAGCACATTTATAATCCCCATCCACCATTTTTAACATATGTTTTTGGGGAGTTTTAAACCCATAAATATTTGAATATGTTATTTTTCTTTGAGCTTCTGGGTCTTCTACAAAATCTCTCATAGAATCTACATCTACCCCATTATAATTTTCAGTATTCCACGGAGGCAACACTTGAGAACCATCGTTTTCTCCAATAAGAAATCCCTTTCTATGACCTTCATGGATATCATAATATTCTTTTATGTTATATCCCCAGTTATGCTCTCCTTCTGGACCTCTATCTCTATGCCATGTTGTTCCTAAATAATAAGGAGAAGCCCTATTGCCTGCCCCAAATATTAAACATGCTGTAGAACCAGCCGGAGGAACCCAAGTAAGACCAGAATCATCAAATCCCCCCATAGATGAAACCGGGTATGCCCATGGTAGAGATTTTATTGTTGATTTTGGGTTGTGCAAGAGAGGAGTAAAAAATCTTATTCTGTTTTGTTTAAGTGGGTCTATGGTATCAATAACTAAAGCAGTATACATTCCAAATAAAGTTTCTTGTCTGGGTAATGATGCAATTTCTCCCAATTGAGTGTGTACGATTTTTTCTATATCGTACCCTGACTCAGAGAATCGTGCTTCTAAAAGACGAATCTTATTTTCCATCATTTGAATTGTATCTACTAATTTTGCCATATTAAACTTCTGGGTTCCAACTTTTTAGCGTGTCTGAACCTGACCCCCCATATGGAGGCATTAACTTCACCTTTAATGTAGTAGTAAATGAACCTTCTTTAATAGAATGTGAAACACCCATAATCATCCATTTTTTTGATGTAAACATATCGTTACAAACTGGTTCCGCTAACCATTCACATCCTGAACTACTTCTTAAGTGAAAAGGGTTTATTAAAACAATATGGGCATGACCTCCAATATTTGGCTGCGGATGCCAAAACCTTTCTTCTACTGTTCCTTGTATTTTTAATTCCGCCTCAATTGGACCGGCAGAATTAATAACAGCACCAGCTTTACTTGATATTACTTGATTTTTATTTATTTTTTCTGGGGCTTTTTTCCCATGGACCCATTGAGCAGCACGATTTGTTGTTACGGTTTGTCTTTTTCCTAAGTTTTCACTTTTTTTATTCTTAGGTTTTACACTTTCATCGTTTTTCCATTCCATTTTACCAGATGCAGGATTACCCGCTTCTCCACCTGTGTCAGACGCAAATTCATAAAATGCAGGCCAATTGAAAGTGGGATTAAATGAAATTACGTTACTATTTTTACCACCATTGACTATGTAAATGCCTTTGAATTTGTTCCTGTTTTCTTGTACTTCTAAATCTGGTGCTTCCACTAATAATAATGTTGGCTTTATTTTTGTATAATCCCATATTGGGATTATACCTCTATCATTTGTTGTAACAAAATTTTCTAACCATTGAGCAATACTTGATAATTTATCTAAACCATTAGTTTCCCATACTGCTTTAGGGTTATCTCTAAATTCTACATCACTCTTTCCATCTTTGTTTAGCCATTTTATGTTTATTTTAGGGTCTGTATCTTCCATCATATTTTTTAATGCATCTTTTATACCCATTGGGTTTTCATCATCTCCCCAAATAGAATCTTCTGATGTTATATCTTTTGTACCACTAATTATATCTTTACAATCTATTTTATATTTTACTTTTCCACCACTAAAAGTGACTTGCATCTTAATCATTGATAAATAAATTGGTCCTGCCTTCTCCAATCTAGTAGCTCCTGTGTCACAATTCGTAATAACCCACCCCCACCAAAGTGCAGCTAAACCACTACCTTCACTTTCTCCTTTTTTTGTTTGTAACCCAACGAACATCTCTCTAACAGAACGGTCAAAAGCTCCTCCACGCTCATCAAGAATTTCTACAGAACATGAAACTCCATCAGATGAACCAATTTCAAAACTTTTTATTACTGCTTCGCTATGAAATGTTTCAGAAGTAGAGATATTTCCAACACTAATCCATTCGCCTTTCCTAAAACCATATTTTCCCAAAGAAAGATGAACAAATGGAGATATATTTTCTCCTTGGATTGTTCTTTCTCCTCTATAAACACAATCACTACGTGGCATAAGTATCCTTAAAAAACGTTTGTATCAGATGGTAATCTGATATTTAAACCAGCCTTAAAATTCCAAATATCATGTATCCCATTTGCCTCCATGATTTTCCACCACAAATCTGGTGCTCCATATACTTGGTAAGCAAGTTTATCAGGACGGTATTCATGACTAGGACTAATAACAGTATATTGGTCTTGGGTGGGGTCCGAGTCAGTAACTTGTCTTTTGTATGTAGAAAATGTCATGAGACCATTATTTCCATAATACAATACTGTACTGTTGGCGTATCTACTTAGGCTATCGACTAAGGTATCGGTTGGTATTATTTCGGTTTCTGTAATCTTATTTGCCATTTATCTTTATCCCGGTCCTGCCCATTTATCCGCTGGTGTTGGAGGTGGTCCCTGATTCGGTGTAGGTG